AGATGAAGTGTATAAGTATGTAGACCCTGTAGCCCTATGGGATATGATTATGAGGTCCACATGGGATTATGCAGAACCTGGAATTTTGTTCATAGATACAATAGGTTACTATAATAACTTAAACTATTGTGAACGTATTGCAGCTACAAATCCATGCGGTGAGCAACCTCTACCACCTTATGGTGCATGTCTTCTAGGTTCTTTTAATCTAGTTAAATACCTAAAAGCACATGACAACACATGGGAATTTGATTTTGAGTTGTTTAAACATGACATCCCTATTGTTGTTCGAGCCATGGATAATGTTGTAGACCGCACAATCTATCCGCTTGAGAAGCAAAAACACGAAGCTGAAAGCAAACGTAGGATGGGTCTGGGTATTACAGGCTTGGCCAATGCAGCAGAAATGTGCGGTTATCCTTATGCATCCCAAGAGTTTTTAGACTTTACAGAGGAAGTATTGGCTACACTGCGTGATTGTTCTTATGCAGCCAGTTCTGATTTAGCATTAGAAAAAGGCAGTTTTCCTTTATTTGATGCGATGCATTATATGAAGTCACCGTTTATCAAAACGTTGCCTGAGTGGGTGCAGACAAAAATTCAGAACCAAGGTATTCGTAATTCCCACCTCACCTCAATAGCACCTACAGGTACAATTAGCCTTGTTGCAGACAATGTTTCATCAGGGATAGAGCCACCGTTTATGCTCTATTATGACCGTTCAATAGAACAGTTCGATGGAACACACGTTGAGCGAGTGGAAGATTATGCATATCGAATGGGTGTATCTGGACGCACAGCCAATGAAATAACAGGTAAAGAGCACCTTGAGGTATTAGCATTAGCTGCAAATTATGTAGATAGTGCCGTATCCAAAACCTGTAATATTGGTGATGACGTACCATATGAGGATTTTAAAACGCTATATTATGATGCGTGGAAGCTAGGTTGCAAAGGCATTACGACCTTCCGTGCAGCTGGTAAACGGTATGGTATTTTAAACAAACCCAAAGAAGACGAAGAGCCACAAGCAGAGGCTTGTTATATTGACCCAGATACAGGTCAAAAATCTTGTGAATAATATATTGCCCCACCTTTGAGTGGGGCTTTTTTTATTTCAAAAAGTTGCCCTATAGAGGATTTTTACAAATGTTACCTTTAATTCCAAAGGATTTATTAGACGAACTTAACCAAAGGTTTCCCAACCAATCACCTCAAATTGGAGAAACACACCAAGACCTTATTTGGCGTGGTGGTCAGCGTTCAGTAATCGAATTTTTAAACAAAGTTTTTGAGGAGCAAGATGCCTCAAGATTAGGAGAATAAACATGTGCTTTTTTAGTTCTAGAGCACCAGCAGAACCACCTGCCCCAGCACCAGCACCTGACAATGCTGCTACTGCTGGCAATCGTGCACCTGTACTGCAGAACCAGTACGACCCATCTTCACCTGAAAGTGGTGTAGCTGCGGAAAAAGGTTCTGCCATGAATAAAGCCAAAGGCACTTCACAGTTACGTGTCGATTTAGACCCGACACTTGCTAACGTTGGAAAGCAAACTGGCTTACAAATTAACAAATGAGGCATTAAATGAGTATGGGTACCGCAGAAGCCCGATACCGCTCTTTAGAAACCTTTAGACAAACATTCTTAGACAGAGCAAGGGATTGCTCAGAACTCACAATACCGTCACTCATACCACCCGACATCCACACAGCTACTTCTGATTTGTATCAGCCGTATCAGGGCATCGGTGCGAGAGGCGTAAACAATCTAGCATCAAAACTTTCACTAGCGTTGATGCCACCAAATGCACCATTCTTTCGTTTTATGGTTGAACCCTACTCTCTCAAAGAGTTGGCAGATGACCCAGATGCACGGACAGATGTTGAAAAGCAACTTGGTGAATATGAACGTGCAGTGATGTCTGAGATTGAAACGTCAGGTGACAGAGTAGCGGTTCACGAGGCACTAAAACATTTAATCGTAGGCGGCAATGTGCTGCTACATATCGGGCCAGAGCGCACAAGGGTTATCCATCTAGATAGCTATGTGGTCAGCCGAGAGCCGAATGGCGATGTAATGGAAGTCGTTATTGTCGAAACCGTATCACCAAATGCTTTGGACAAAGCAACAGCTGCTAAAATCCAAGGTAAATTGGAAGGTGATGAAAAAACCGTAGAGATTTACACTCACATTGAACGCAAGAACGAAATGTTTGATGTGTACCAAGAGGTCAAAGGCGAAGTTGTTGCCAACTCTAGAGGTAAATTTCGTGCTGATGCAGTTCCATTTTTACCACTTCGGTTTAGCCGAATAGATGGTGAAGATTATGGACGTGGTTTTGTTGAAGAACTTTTAGGTGACTTACGTTCACTTGAAGGATTGTCACAAGCTATTGTCGAGGGTTCCGCAGCAGCTGCTAAAACTCTGTTCCTTGTAAATCCCAACGGCACTACCCGTATGAAGAGCATCGCTGCAGCAGAAAACACTGCCATTATCGAAGGTAATGCTAGTGATGTGTCTGTCTTACAGATGGATAAGTTCAATGATTTTCGAGTTGCTTATCAAGCGATGCAAGGTATCGAAGAACGTCTATCTCAACAATTTATGTTACAAAGTTCTGTTCAGCGAAATGGTGAACGAGTAACAGCTGAAGAAATACGATATTTAGCCAGCGAATTGGAAGATACACTCTCAGGTATTTATTCAATCTTAAGCCAAGAGTTCCAACTTCCTTACGTTAATCGAAAAACAGACGTACTTACCAAAGCTAAAAAGCTGCCCAAACTACCAGAAAATATTGTCAAACCTACAATCGTTACTGGCATGGAAGCATTAGGCAGAGGTCACGACTTACGAAAGCTGGACCTCTTTATTCAAGGAATGACACAGGCTCTAGGACCAGAAGTTCTACAGCAATACGTCAACCTTCAAGATTACATTAAAAGACGTGCTACGGCTCTCGGTATTGAGACTGAGGGTCTTATTAAGACTGAAGAGCAAATTGCACAGGAAATGCAACAAATGCAGCTGCAACAGATGGCAATGCAAGCAGGTCCAAATGCGATTCAAGAAGGCGTCAAAGCATTAGGAAATTCATATGTTGAAGCCCAAAGACAAGAAGCCAACGAAGAAGGCTGAAGAAACTAAAGAAAAATTAGCGACACCTGCAGTTATCAGTAGTCGCCCAACAGTAAAGCGAGAAGACCACTAAATGGCAGAAACAATAACCATAACACAACCTGAAACTGGCCCTGAAGCACCACAAGAGGAAGCGCAGGATAACCAATCAGAGCGACCCGAATGGTTACCTGAGAAGTTTAAAACACCAGAAGATTTAGCAAAGTCTTATTCAGAATTAGAAAAGAAATTATCACAACCTAGTGACGATGAAGCAGCAGAACCAGAAGCAGAAGCTGCTGAGACTGAACAGTCACCTGCCCCTGAATTTGATAAATATGCAGAAGAGTTTGCCAATAGCGGTGAATTATCTACCGATAGTTTTACTGAACTTGAAAAGATGGGTTACCCCAAAGAAATGGTAGAAACCTATATTCAAGGCTTACAAGCCACTCAGTCTGCAGATGCAAATACGGTGATGGAAGTGGCTGGTGGCCAAGAAGGTTACAAAGAGTTAACCGATTGGGCACGAGATAATATGGCCGAGGCTGAACTGAATGTTTACAACCAGATGGTTGAAAGCAACACAGACAACGCAAAAGTGGCCGTAGAGTGGCTAATGTCCAGACGTGAAGCATCTGGCGCAGTAGAGCCAAACCTACTCTCAGGGAAGGCTGGAAGCCCTCAGAGAGATGAATTTCGTTCAACTGCTGAAGTGGTCCAAGCAATGAAAGACCCCCGATATAACGATGACCCAGCATTCCGTAAGGATGTTGAAGAAAAACTAGCAAGGTCATCCGTATTTTAAGGAGAATGTAATGCCAAAAGGAAAAGGAACTTACGGCTCTAAAAGAGGCCGTCCACCAAAAAAGAAAAAAGGTATGTAGCTGATGAGCCGTGGACTTTATGCAAACATACACGCCAAGCGTAAAAGAATTAAAGCTGGCTCTGGAGAACGAATGAGAAGCGCAGGTTCTAGAGGAGCACCAACAGCTGCACAATTTAGACGTGCAAAGAAAACTGCGAAAAAGAAGACTTAGGGTCAACGTCCTGCCTCTTTAGGCAGACCGACTATCCGATGAACACAGAGGCCAGATGCGTCTGACAACCGATGCCAGTAAGACCGAAAGTCATTTCCCATAATTAACTTAGGATTTATAACTATGACAAACGCAACTCCGTCACGTTTGGGTATCGTTAATGGCGCATCACCATCCAACTTTGCAGCAGACAATGCTCTGTTTCTCAAAGTATTTGCTGGTGAAGTCTTAACGGCCTTTGACGAAAACAATGTGATGAAAGACCTGCATACTATGCGGACTATTTCATCAGGTAAGTCAGCACAATTTCCCGTCACAGCAAAGGCGAATGCTGCTTATCATACCCCCGGAACGCCTCTACTCGGCACACAAACCATAAACCATAATGAAGTCGTTATTAATATAGATGACTTGCTCATTGCTGATACATTTATTGCTAACATTGATGAAGCTAAAAACCATTATGATGTACGTGCAGAATACTCACGACTATTGGGTATGGCACTTGCTAAACAATTCGACACGCAAACTATGCAGGTCGGTGTTCTAGCAGCCCGTGGTTCAGCCACAGTAACAGGTGGAAACGGTGGTTCAACAATTACAACTGGTGCAGGTTCAGGTGCTATAACAGGCGCACAACTCGCAGCAGCTATCTTTGGCGCAGCGGAAGCTATGGACGAAAAAGACGTTCCAGAGAATGACCGTGTCGCCATCGTTAAACCAGAAGAATACTACAAGCTGGTCCAAACTACTGATGTAATCAACAGAGATTGGGGTGGCAGCGGTGTTTATGCTGATGGTACTGTACTTCGTGTTGCTGGTATCCAAATTGTTAAATCTAACAACTTACCTACAACCAACATTTCATCTGCAACATCTGGAACAAACAATACATATCACGGTAACTTCACTAACGTGAAAGCACTTGTGATGCAGAAAAGCGCAATCGGCACTGTGAAGCTGATGGACCTTGCTGTTGAGCAAACATCTGGTGACTTTGAGATTATGTATCAAGGTACTTTGATGGCTGCGAAATATGCTATGGGTCACGGCATTTTACGTCCTGACTGTGCAGTCGAAATTAAAGCGACACCATAATTCTACTTTGGGTCAGCCGATTGGCTGGCCCTTTTTTTTATTTTTGAGGACATCATGACAAAACCTACATCAATGACAGAACTTGAGGCTGTCAACGTCCTACTAACCACTATTGGTGAACAGCCTATTAACTCTTTTTCTGGAAACCAAACGACAGACGTTACGATTGCACGGCAAGTTTTAAATGAAGTTAATCGAGAAGTTCAATCACAGGGCTGGCATTTCAACACAGAAACAGAAGTGTCACTCGTTCCAGATAGCACAAACAACCATATTACAGTTCCCGTTGATGTGGCCCGAATAGACAGCAAACACGCAAATGTCGTTATTCGTAGTGGTAAACTTTTTGACGTTGAAGAACGAACCTTTGTTTTCTCTTCAAATTTAAAGTGTGAAATTATCTATTTTCATGATTTTCTCGACCTTCCCCATCCTGCCAAGAAGTACATAACAACACGTGCTGCCCGTATCTTTTCAGACCGTAGCTTAAACAGTGAAAGTCTACACAGAATGATTAAAGAAGATGAGCGCAGAGCACTTGTTAATTTAAAAGAATATGAGAACGACACAGCAAGTCACTCAATGTTTGATAGCTTCACTGTAGCTCGTGTTTTAAATCGTGGACATAAGCGGAGAGTATTATCATGAGTATGATTAGCTCTGCCATTCCAAACTTAGTGCAGGGCGTTAGTCAGCAATCACCTTCACTTCGTCTTTCGTCACAAGCGGAAGTCCAAGAGAATGCTTTTCCTAGCTTAGTAGAAGGATTGCAGAAGCGGCCTCCACTAGAGTTTCTTGCTGAAATGCGAAGCACTACAACGTCAGGAAACTTCACACACCTAATTAATCGTGACACAACTGAACGATATTTTGTCTTCATTAATGCCAGTAATCAAATTGAGGTTTATGATTTAGCAGGTAACGCAAAAACAGTTACCTATCCAAACGGTACTAGCTATCTTGCTTCTTCAAATCCTGCAGCTGATTTTAGGGCTGTGACTGTTGCTGATTATACCTTCATTGTGAATACAACCCAAACGGTTGCAATGAATACGGCAACATCACCGACCTACCCGTTCACTGGATTAATTGCAGTAAAACAGGGTGATTATAATAAACGTTATTCAGTGTTTCTAGACGGTACTCAGGTCGTAAATTATGTGACTTCATCGACAGATGAGGTTCAAATTAGAACCGATAACATAGCAACCGAAATAGCCACTACCATTAATGCATTGAGCAATTTTACAGCCCGTGCTGATGGTAGCACCGTAGTAATAAATAAAACTGGTAATGCCACTTTTGACCTTGCTACCTTTGACTCTCTTGGAGACACGGCATTGTCACCAACAGTTGGCACTGTTCAACGTTTTGATGACCTGCCAGCAGTAGCCCCAAACGGTTATATTGCTCGTGTTCAAGGTGACCAAACTAATGACTTCGATGATTACTTTGTTAAATTTGAGGCAGATAACAACAATCAAACTAATGCATCAAAAGGTATTTGGGTCGAAACAATCAAACCTAATATTACTTTTGAACTGAATGCATCAACGATGCCACACCTACTCATTCGACAGCCAAATGGTTCCTTTACGTTTGAGCAAGGTGATTATGGTGACCGTGTTGCTGGTGATGAGTTATCAGTTCCCACCCCATCTTTTGTTGGCAAAAAGATAAGTGACATATTCTTCTTTCAAAACCGATTGGGTTTTCTGTCAGGCGAAAATGTAAATATGAGCCGAGCCTCAGAATACTTTGACTTCTTTGCTAAAACGGCAAGAACCATTCTTGATGATGACCCTATAGATGTTGCAGCCTCACACACCAAAGTTTCAGAGTTAAAACACGCTATTCCGTTTGACCGTAAGCTATTATTATTTAGTGACCAAACACAGTTCATCTTTAAAGGTGGCGACTTTTTAACACCTAAAAACTCATCAATTTCACAAACAACTGAATACGAAGCAAGTACAACAGCAAAGCCAGCAGCAGCTGGTAATGTCGTGTATTTCCCAGCAGCACGTGGTGGTTTTACCGCTGTTCGTGAGTATTACGTTATTGATGATACTGACCGCTCTAGTGCTAACGATGTGACTTCTCATGTCAGCAAATATGTGCCCGATGGCGTTTATGCGATGAATGCGAGTACAACTGAAAACGCATTAGTTGCACTGACAACCAACGAGACATCAAAGATTTACGTGTATAAATATCATATGGCTGGTCGGGAAAAGATGCAGTCAGCTTGGTTTAAATATACCTTTAATGGATTAGAAATTCTCAATGCTGCATTTATTGAAAGTGCCCTTTTCATTGTTGGTAACAAATCAGGCAAAACACTATTATTTAAAATGCAGTTTGATGAAGGTCGGTCTGACACAAATCAAACATATGTAACCCGTTTAGATTTTCGTTTGAGCGAGGCCGAGTGTACGACCTCTTATAATTCTGGAACTAACCTAACAACCATTACAACGCCATTTACATTGGCCAGCCCTTTTTTAGTGACAAGAGGCACAAATAGTGGCGAGATATTAACGGTTTCAGGTAGTGGTACTTCGCTCACAGTAACAGGCGATAAGACCAGCACTGAGTTCTACATCGGTGAAAAATACACGATGACTTATGAGTTTTCAGAACCAACTCTCAAAGAGCCAACTTCAGGTGGTGGAAGAGTAGCTATTGCTGGTGGAAGATTACAAATCAAACACTGGATACTTCGGTTTCAAGATAGTGGTTTCTTTAATGTTGAAGTCTCAAATCGCATTACAGGCGGCACACCAAGCACTCATACATTTACAGGACGATTAATCGGTGGTGGTGCTAATATTATTGGCTTTACCAAAACCTCATCTGGCGATTTTCGTTTCCCTGTAATGATAAAAGCTAACAATACCATCGTTAAGATTGTCTCTGACAGTCACCTTCCCTGCCAATTCCTATCGGCTGAGTGGGAAGGAAACATGCATTTAAGGTCAAGGAGAGTGAGTGGATAAATTACTTACACCAACAACGGTGGAAGATATTGACCATTTAGCTCCAAAACTTCGCAAAGCAGATAAGCAGGAATGTTTAGCTTACACAGGCCAAATGCCACTAAGCATCCTGCATACTGCACTTCTGCATGGTGACATCACGCTAACGTTGAGAACACCACAAGGTAAGCGAATTGGAATTTGTGGTGTAGCACCTTCTCCGTTTGATAACGCAGGTGTCATCTGGATGTGTGCGACAGACGCAATAATGAAACATCAGATGGCTTTTTTAAGAAAAAGCAAAGCAGCTTTAGATTATCTTGGTGCCGAATATGACATTTTACACAACTGTGTGGATGCCCGAAATACTGTTCATATTAAATGGCTCAAATGGATGGGCTTCCATTTCATCAAAAAGCACGAAGCGTATGGGGTCGAACAGCGGCCTTTCTACGAATTTATAAGGATTAAATAATATGTGTTTCCCAGCAGCAGTAGCCGCATTATCTAGCGCAGGTGCAGCCTTAACAGGCACAGCCGCAGCCGCTGGAACTGCAGCCGCAGCATCTAATGCAACACTAGCAATACAAGGCATTTCAGCAGCTTCCAAAGCCATAGGTGCACTTGGCAAAGCTAGTGAGCAAAATAGACGGTCACGTCAAAATGCTGCTTCAGCAACAGATGCCTATTTTCTTAAAACAACCCAAGCAAATAAAAGAATTATGCAAGAGCAAATACAAGCTGCACAGCAAAAGCGTGATGCGGACCTTAAATCTTTAAAAGCACAATCATCTGCAATAGCTGCTGCTAGTGCAAGCGGTGTTCAAGGCGTTGATGTTGATAGGCTCGTAAATGATTTTGAACGCTCAGAAGGTTTACTAGCAAGCCGTATTGACC